AATTGACAGGCACGAATCATGCCAGACCTCGACGGAAGCTTGAGCACCTGAGCAAGTGAGCAACGGTGGACGGGGGGACGGTTGCTTACTGGTTCATATGAGCAACTGCTCACATATGATCACCCCTCAGACTTGGCCCTCCAAAAACACCCTATAGAGACCCTCAAGCTGGCATGGATCTTGTCCGTGTGGTACGGTGGAATCATGGCAGAGGCATCACCCACGGCAGGGTTCGAGGCCACAAGGCACCGAGGGGGAGCACCGAAGGGCTTCACGAAGGCGAAGACTGACGAGCGGCGGTGCGGTGTGGCGAGGTTGCTTGCGCTGAACGGCGCCATGACGGGGCGCGAGGTTGCGATGGCGATGGCGATCACGGAGTCCACGGCGAACCGGGACATCCGGCGGATCAAGGCGGCGTGGCGCGCTGCGATGATCGAGGACATGGACGCGGTGATCGCTCGAGATCTCGCGGAGCTCGGGATGGTCAAGTCCGAGGCGTGGGGCGTCTACGTTGAATCCTGCGAGGTGGGCGAGGTCGTCAGGACGATTGCGGACACGAAGGACGGGAAGTTCGAAACGGTGACGGAGACGAACCCGAAGCCGTCGCTTCACGCACTCAAGCTCGTGATGGGGTGCATCGAGAAGCGGCGCCGGATCCTGGGATTGGACAAGGAGACTGGCGGCGGCGGATCGGGCAAGCTGGTGGTCTTCACTGTGAAGATCGGCGATCGTGTGATAGTGTCGGAGGCGAGCACCGCGGAGCCGGAGGACATTCTGGACGCCGAGGTGGTCGAACTGGACTCGACTGGAAGGGCATTGCCGAGCGGAACTGAGGGCTGATTTTGGCCGAGCAGTGGCAATACAAGCGTCCCGAGCTTTACCGAAAGCAAGAGGAAGCTATCTTCTCACCGGCCCGTATCGCGGTCATCGAGGCCGGTACCAAATCAGGCAAGACGGTCGGGTGCATGGCGTGGATGTTCGAGCGGGCGTGGCTCGGCAAGAAGGGCCAGAACTTCTGGTGGGTCGCGCCGTACTACGCTCAGGCCCGCATTGCCTACCGGCGAATGAAGGACGGCCTGCCTCCCCAAATTTTCAAGTACAACGACAACGACATGACGATCACGCCGACGAACGGCACGGCGATCTGGTTCAAATCCGGAGACAAGCCGGACACCCTCTACGGCGAGGACGTGTTCGCTTGCGTGGTTGACGAGGCGTCGCGCTTGCGGCAGGAGGCCTGGTGGGCGATCCGCTCGACCCTCACCGCGACTCGAGGTCCGATTCGGATCATCGGCAACGTGAAGGGCAAGCTCAACTGGGCGTACAAGCTCGCGAAGCGGGCGAAGGACTGGTACGAACGGTGGGTCGCTGGCGGCAAGAAGGGCCCGCAGCTTTACTCGTACCACAAGATCACCTGCTGGGATGCGGTCGAGGCCGGGGTTCTCGACCAGCAGGAGATCGAGGATGCTCGGGACGACCTGCCGGCGGATGTGTTCGCCGAGCTCTACGAGGCGCAGGCGACCGAGGACGGGGCGAATCCGTTCGGCAACTCGTTCATCAGGGCATGCACTTTGGACTACCAGCCGTCCGGCATCCCAGTCGTGTGGGGTTGGGACCTTGCTCGGAAGCGCGACTGGACGGTGGGCATCGGCCTGGACGAGTTCGGCCAGCAGGTTCGGATGGAGCGGTTCAAGCGTTCGTGGCCCGCGACGATCGAAACGATCATGAACTCGACCGAGCAGACGACCGCGCTGGTGGACTCGACCGGTGTCGGCGACGCGATCCTCGGGCAGTTGCAGCGGGACGGCGGCTTGAACTACGAGGGGTTCATCTTCTCGGAGAAGTCGAAGCAGCAGTTGATGGAGGGCCTCGCGGTTGGGATCCAGAATGTCGAGGTCACCTTCCCGAATGGGGTGTTGGTGGATGAGCTTGAGACGTTCGAGTACCTACACTCGAGGACCGGGGTGAAGTACAGTGCCCCGGAAGGGATGCACGATGACTGCGTATGCGCTCTCGCTCTTGCCCGACAGGCCCTGGTCACGAACGAAGTTGCAGCGGCGGACGTGTGGTGATGGCTAACTCGGCGATCGAATCCGTTAGACGGAGCGTCGTGCGGAACCTCCCCGACACGAAGGTCCGGGCGATCTCCAACGCGAACGACGCGAACTCGTTCATGGACATGCTCGGGGTCTTCCAGTCCAACCCGCCGGCGCGCGGCGCGACCGAGATGCTCACCTCGTACTCGACGATGCCGTGGCTGCGGGCCGTCGTGGACAAGATCGGGTCGTCAATCGCTACCACCGTGTGGCGAGTTTTCGTCAAGGTGGAGGTCGCCAAGGATGGGACGCGCAGGCCGATCCCGTATCGGCAGCTTGCCTACATGAACTACGCCGATCGCAAGGCCGAGATCTCAAGGCTCCGAGCAGCCGGTGAGTTGATCGAGGTCGAGGACAACCCGATCATCGATGCACTGTACGCTTCTGGTCAGGCGTTCACCGGCTACACGTCAAGGGAGCTCACGCAGAAGTGGATCGATCTGGTGGGCGAGGCGTTCTGGATCAAGGAACGCGGCGCCGGAGGAATCCCGACGAGCTTCACCCCGGTGACGCCGACGTGGGTGGCGAACACGCCGACCAAGTCCAAGCCGTTCTTCGAAATCCAAGTGCCAAGCGGCAGCGCGAAGCCCAAAGAGGTCAAGCCCGAGGACATGATCTGGTTCTACCATCCGAACCCGGCCGACCCGTACGCTCGCGGATCCGGCATGGGCGTGACCCTCGCCGACGAGCTCGAGACGGACGAGTACGCGGCGAAGTTCATGAAGCAGTTCTTCTACAACTCCGCGCGGCCAGACTTCCTGATCTCGTCGAACGAGTTGAAGAAGGAGGACACCACCCGCCTCGAGAAGCGGTGGCTGGACAAGCTCCGTGGGTTCCGCCAGTCCTTCCTCCCGATGTTCATGAACCGCAAGATCGAGGTCCACACCCTCGGCACGGACTACTCACATCTCGAGATGCTCGGCCTCCGCAAGCACCAGCGCGACTCCGTGATTCAGGTCTACGGCGTGCCGCCGGAGGTCCTCGGAATCGTCGAGGCATCCAACCGCGCCACGTCCGAGGTCGCCGAGTACCTCTACGCTCGGTGGGTTCTGATTCCCCGGCTGGAGTTCTTGCGCCAGACCCTGCAGCACCAGTTGGTGCCGGACTACGACTCGATGCTGATCCTCGACTACGACAGCCCGGTCGCCCAGGACAAGGAGCGGACCCTGAAGGTCGCGGCCTTGTCACCATGGTCAATCATGCTCGACGAGTGGCGCGAGATGCAGGGCAAACTTCCGCTGCCGGACGGCAAGGGGCAGATCTTCATGAAGCCTCTGAACTACGAGGCGGTGACGCTTGAGGATCTCGGCAACCCGCCGTCCCAGCAGGGCGATGACAGCGTGCCGGACGATCAGGACCCAGCCAACGAGCCCGACGACGAGCCCGTCGAGGAGGCGATCCGCTTCTCCTGGCCCGAGCTTCTGGTCAACACGATCTCGCGCCAGCGGGTGACGCCGAAGATCGGCACCAGGCTGGAGCAGATCAAGTCCAAGCTGAGAGAGGCCATCGTCGAGATCCAAGACGAAGCGCGGAAGAGGGCCGACGAGATTGAGGCGCTCCTCGAAGATGGCATGGCCGCAAGCGCAGTGGTGACGATCCTCGACAAGTCCGCGACGGACCGCGCGATGGACCCGCTGATCGCGAAGCTGACCTCGGTCTACGTGCTCGCTGCCGAGCAGGCCAAGGCGAATCTCGCGCTCTTCGTTTCGTCCGAGGACGAGGAGAAGATCAACGATCTCGAGCCTCTGTACGAGCTCATGGGCGCGAAAGCGACGGTCGAAGGGTCGATCATGGCCGCAATCGATGCCACGCTCGTCAAGGCGGCGGGCCTCTCGGAAGATGACAGCGACGAGAACAGGACCTACATTCTGATTGATGGAGTTGGAATTCTCGAAGACGATGTTGAGGAGTTCATCGAGAACGCTGGAGAGGGTGACGCTGTCGTCGCTCTCGTCGATCGGTTCGTTGACGACGTGGCCGATCACGCGATCAGCCACATGTGCAATCGCGCTCAAGAGGCGTTGTGGTCCGAGGCCGTTCGCAGCGGGATCATCGATCCCAAGAAGGTGTCTCGGATCTGGATCGCTCGGCGCGGATGCAGATCCTGTAGTGAGTGCTCGGGCCTCGATGGGACTCCGGTCTCGATCGGGATGGCATGGAATTTGCCCAAGGGTGGTACTGTGGTAACGCCGACGGAGTCACATCCCGAGTGCCATTGCACCGAGCAACTCGTGCGAAAGGAGGTGCAAGATGAAGCGGCTAAATGAGAAGCAGTGGCGCGATGAGAAAGAGCTTCGCGACGCTGTGCTGCTAAAGGCCGTAGATACGGTGATTACCGAGTCCGAACAGGAGCGGGTTCTCAACTTCCGTATCTCCAGTGAGACGCCAGATTCCTACAACGATGTCATCAAAGCCGACGGGTGGGACCTCACGCGGTTCGAAAAGAACCCGGTGGTCCTCTGGGCTCACTCGCATCGGGAGCCCCCGGTCGGTCAGGCATTGTCCATCGAGGTTGACGGTGACGCGCTCGTGGCGTCTGCCCAGTTCGCCGATGCGGAAACCTACGCGTTCGCCGATACCGTTTACAGACTCCTGAAGAAGGGTTTCCTCCGCGCGACGAGCGTTGGATTTTTCCCGAAGGAGTGGACGTACGACGAGGACCGCGGCGGATACAACTTCATTTCCAGCGAGCTTTTCGAGTTCTCGATCGTCCCCGTTCCCGCGAACCCGGACGCGCTCGCCCTGGCGGTGAAGGACGGCATCGACTGTACCCCGCTCAGGGAGTGGGCCGAGAAGACCCTCGACATGTGGGCGCCGGACGATTCTGTCGCGCTGTGGATTCCACGCTCGCAGATCGAGGACCTCCACAAGTCACTGACCCCGGCCCAGATTCCCCTCTTCGGTGTGGAGAAGGAGTACAAGGACAAGGTCCTGACGCCGCTGCTCGCCAAGATCAGAGATGGTCTCACCGGAGCCAACCCGGATGGCGGGTTCATCATCTCCGACGAGAAGATGGCCGAGGAGGTCAAGGCGCTGGCGGCGAAGATGATTGCCGACGATCCCGAGGTCACCAAGGTCACGAAGACCACAAAGCTCGGCGACATCGTCACGACGGTTGAGGTCATCGCCAAGGACGCCCCGGAGGTCATTCAGACCCTCGAGGCCCTCGACGACGACATCGAATCGCTCAAGGCGCAGGTCGATCAACTGACGGCGAAGCTCGCCGCAGCGGAAAAGGAAAAGAAGGAGGAAGGGGACGAGGCTGACGACGGTGACGTGCTTGCCGATGTCATCGACATCCAAATCGATTCCCACGCAGTGGAGAACGAGGTGGATCTCGCCATCCTCGATCTCGACATCAACCAGGAGGAGCTTCAGCAAGCGATCCGGCAGCAGTTGGAACGCGGACTCATGAAAATCACAGGCAAACTACCAAAGGAGGTTTGAGATGCCGCCCACAGAGAAGATCACCACGATGGAGCAACTGAACGGCTACGTGTCCGAGGTCGTTCGCGAGGTCATGAACGCAGAGTTCGAGGACCTCAAAACCATGAACCAGGAACTGATCGCCAGTTTCAAACGGGAGCGGGCCATCGAGAAGGCCGGTAAGCCAGCGAAGGGCTTGATGGCTGGCCGCTTCATGCGGGCCATCGCCTTCGGGCAGAAGGACATCGCCAGAGCCATCGACTTCTCCAAGAGGGAGTGGGGCGACGACAACGAGGTGACGAAGGCCCTCGAGGCCTCCGACGCGGCTGCCGGCGGCGTGCTCATCCCGACGGAGTGGTCGGGCGAGGTCATCGAGCTTCTCCGCGAGATGACCATCTTTCGCAGCATGAACCCGCGGCTCGTCCCGATGCCGACCGGTGCCATGCAGATGTCGAAGATCACCGGGGGCGCGACCGCCGGGTACATCGGTGAGTCCCAGAACCTGCCGGTGTCCGAGCAGACCTTCGGCCAGATCAACCTCACATGGAAGAAGCTCGCCGTGCTGGTTCCGATCAGCAACGACCTGCTCCGCTTCAACACCGAAGGCGCGGACGCCATCGTCCGTGACGACTGCGTCGCTGCCATGTCACAGCGCGAGGACCAGGCGTTCTTGCGTGACGACGGCACCGCGTTCACCCCGAAGGGCATTCGCAACTGGGTTCCGGCCGCGAACACCTTCGACGCGAACAACACCGTGAACCTCGCCAACGTGACCTCGGATCTCGCCGCCCAGATCCTCCTGCTCCGTGAGGCGCATGTGCGCTTCCTGCGGCCCGGATGGCTCATGGCTCCGCGCACCGAGTTCTACCTGTTGCAGGTCCGCGACGCCAACGGCAACTTCGCCTATCGCGACGAGATGCTCAGTGGCACCCTCTGGGGAATCCCCTACGGGTCAACCACCGAGATCCCGACCAACCTTGGTGGCGGCACCGAGTCCGAGATCATGCTCTGCGACTTCGCAGACATCCTCCTGGGCGAGAGCAACGCTCTCGAGGTCATGGCCTCCGACGTTGCCGCGTACCACGACGGCACGAACGTCCAGGCCGCGTTCTCGCTCGACCAGACCGTGCTGCGCCTCATCGCGCACCACGACATCGCAGTTCGCCATGAGGAGTCTCTGTCCCTCATGGAGAACGTCAAGTGGATCCCGTAAGCGGGCTAACCGAAAATACATAAAGGAGGAATCCAATGCAGATCAATGACAAAGACGCAGGCGCCTTCATGAAGGTGGTCAGCGGAGGTGGTGCTCGCGGCGTGGCCGCAGGTACCGGAGACAACACGGAAGTGTTCGGCGCAATCGTCGATCAGACCCTCGCCGCGAACAAAGGCCTTCGCTCGGGGATCATCTTCGTGGGCGGCTCGGTAACCCTCACGGACACCAAGTCGATCTCGATCCTGTCCGTGAAGATCGAGCACGGCATCGTGGCGAACCTGTCGGACGCGGCAGACTTCTTCACCGCCGTCGATTTCGACGACGTGGTGGTCAGCGACGGCGGCGGGGCCGAACTGTTCGCCATCAAGCTCAAGGTCGATCTCTGGGGCGTCAAGCGGTACTGGCGGGTGTCGATCATTCCCGATTGCGACGCGGGCAGTGCCGATGTCTTCCAGCTTGGCTTCGGCGTAGCCGCCATCGGCGAGTCCGCGCCGCTGTCGTAGGGGGTTACCATGGCTGAGATTGAACTGCGTAATCCCGGCGCCAAGGAGGGCCTGATCGTCCAGTTCGACGGCACGAACGTCTCGTTCCTGCTGATGTCGGACCGGTCGGAGCTTGTGACCCTCGTCGCCGAGTCTGGCGCGGTCACAGCCATCGCAGACCTCACCGAGGGCACGGGAGACATCGGGGGTACCAACGACGGCGACCTGCCGGACTTGTCATCCCCCGATGCTGCCAAGAACACCGCTGCCGTCCGTGAAGTTGCCGTGAGGGTGAACGAGCTCCAAGCGGCACTTCGGACGGTAGGCGTGCTCAAGACGTAGGAGGTTTGAATGGCACGCAATACCGAGATCGTCTTGGTGCGTTTCATCGTTGCGAACGCACCGTACATGTCAGGCGAGACCGCCGGGTTCCCGCCGGAGACCGCGAAGCGGTTCGTGGATCGCAAACGAGCCGTCTACGTCGAACCGGCCGGGGATCAGAACGACTCCGCGGATGAGGCGAAGGCCAAGTCCGGGGAAGCGGCCACGTCACCTGCTGAGATCGTCCCGAAGAAACTCTCCGGCCCGTGGTACATGGTCGGGGACGAGAAGATCAAAGGGAAGGCCACGGCCGAGGCCCGCGCCGCGGAACTCAACAAGGCCTGACCGGTGAAGTGAGGTTGCCATGCTCGAGGTGTTGACGCCCGCGTCCACTGCCGATCTGACTACGATCGTCGCTGTGCAGACGGAGCTCGGCTCGATGACCAACGAGCAAGCGGCGTGGGCAACGAGCGCGATCAAGTTCGCATCAACACTCATCGAGCAGGAGGCCAACCAAAACTTCGCCCAGCAGGAGTTCAAGGAAACCATCGCGGGGTCCGGGTCCAGTACTTTGATGCTGGCCCGGACCCCCATTATTGGAACTCCGACAATTGTCACCGTTGACAACGAGGTCATCGTTGACTTCGTGATCGAGGATGCCCTCGCTGGGATCCTCTACCGCAGGCAAGGGTGGACGAGCGAGATCTCCTACCACAGGGGCATCTCCTACGACCATCTCCCGTTCGAGCAGCACCCGCGCTTCGTGATCACGTACAACGCCGGGTACCACCTGCCATCATTCTCAGCCGCCATCGACACCAATGAGATCGACCTACCGGGCAACGTCGAGCAGGCGTGCATCCTGACGATCAAGGCATGGTGGCACAAGAAGAACCGCGATTCCACGGTGTCGTGGAAACAGATCGGCGACTTGGCTCTCGGCTATCGCGGCGACACCAAGGTGAAGGGCGAGACGCCTCTCAGTTTGCCGCCGGAGGCGAGGGGACTGATCAAGCCTCGGGTGTTCTGATGGCGTTCGAGGCAGAGTTCCTCGATGTCATGATCAACACGGTGACGTGGGAAAAACACATCGGCGAAGATGAGTATGCGAACCCGACGTACGCCAACCCTGTGACCATCCAATGCCGTGTCTCTCCGAAGGCCGTGCAGGTGCTCGACGTGAACGGCAACGAGGTGTTGTCAAAGGCGAACATCTTCACGGCCGGCGACTTTGACATCGGCGCCCAGGATCTGATCACACAGTCAGACGGGAGCGTTGACCCGGTCATCTCCGTGGCGAGGCCGCCCGACGGCGACGGCGTCCACCACGTCAAGGTGGTGATCTGATGATCAAGGTCAAGGTCCTCGGCGCAACGCAATCAGCGGCGAACATCCGCAAGATGAGCAAGGCGACGAGGAAGAAATTCTACGACAAGATGCTTGAACTCTCGCGGGAGATCCTCGTCCGCTCGCACGTATATGTCCCGTACCT